TGTTCATCGACGAGATCCCGGGCGTGACGCTGCGCTACCGCGCCATCCCGCTGTCCGAGCTCGTAATCGACCTCGACCATAGCGGTCGGGTGGACACGGTCTACCGCTGCTTCACGCTCACGGCGCGGCAGGCGATGCAGATCCCCGGCTGGGAGGAGAAACTCCCGCGTGGCATCAAGTCCGCCGCCGCCTCCCGCGGCAACGACATGTTTGAATTTGTGCATTGCGTGAAGCCGAATGGCGACTACCGCCAGGGTCGCGCAGGCCCGGAGGGGATGCAGTTCGTGTCGCGCTACGTCGCGCGCGAGGGCAGCGTCCTCTTGCAGGACGGCGGCTACCGGGTGCAGCCGTATGCGGTCGGTCGGTATGTCACCGGCCCGCGTGAGATTTATGGGCGGTCCCCTGCGATGGAGGCTCTGGCCGACATCAAGTCGTTGCAGGAGATGGAAAAGACCATGCTTCGGATGGCGCACCGCATGGTCGACCCGCCGCTCATCCTCTCCGAGGAGGGGGCCATCAATGCCTTCTCGGTGCGCCCCAATGCCCTCAACTACGGCTACCTCCGTGAGGATGGTACGCCGCTGGTGCAGCCGCTGATGACCGGCGGCAACCTGCCGATCGGCATCGAGATGTCCGACCAGAAGCGCAAGGCGGTGAACGACTCGTTCCTCGTCACGCTGTTCCAGATCTTGGTGGAGTCGCCCCGAGTGATGACGGCGACCGAAGTGCTGCAACGGGCGCAGGAGAAGGGCGCGCTGCTCGGGCCGACCATGGGCCGGCAGCAGTCGGAGTTCCTCGGCCCCATCATTGAGCGCGAGCTCGACCTTCTTTCGGCCTCCGGGATGCTGCCTGAGCCGCCGCCCCAGCTGCTCGAGTACGTGGTCGCTGGCGGTGAGATCCTGCCGAAATACACCGGGCCGTTGGCGCGGCTGATGCGTGCCGAGGAGGCCGCCGGCATCCTGCGGACCATTGAGGCCATCCTGCCGGTGGCGCAGGCGTCGGGCGACATGAAGGTGCTGCGCCGCATCAACGCCGACCAAGCGGTCAAGGTCATCGCCGAGGCCAACAACGTGCCGGCCAAGGCGCTGCGGACCGACGAGGAGCTCGCGGCCATGGACATGGCCGAGCAGGAGGCCGCGCAGATGCAGCAGCTCCTGGCCGCCGCGCCGATCGCGGGACAGGCCGCAGAAAGATTCGCCCGAGCCGAGCAGATCGCCGCCTCGGTCCCCCGCCGTGAAGTGATGGGAGTGTTCCAGTGAGCGCCGAGCAGACCCAAGCCGTGACCCATGACCACCGACTGCGCGACCTCGAGGTGCGGTTCGCCACCCATGAGGCCGTCTGTGCCGAGCGATACCGCGGAATCCGTGAGGACCTCGACAAGTTCAGCACCGTGGTCAGCCGGGTCGGGTACGGCCTGATTGCCGGCATGGCGGCCATCTTGGCGAAGCTCATCTTCCTGAGCTGATGGTCCAACTCGAGCCGCACTGGGTCCAGTCTGCACGCCACCATATCGGGCTGCGCGAGATCCCCGGCAAGGCGACAGCGCCGGCCATCGCCCGGTGGCTGCGCCAGCTGCGGGCGTGGTGGTCGGACGATGAGACCCCATGGTGCGGGGTGTTCGTGGCTGAGATGCTGCGGCAGGGCGGTCACCAGTTGCCGCGGCACTGGTACCGCGCGCGGGCATACCTCGACTGGGGGGTGGAGTGCGACCCCTTCCTCGGGTGCGTGGTCGTCTTCAACGGCGGCCCCAAGAGACCCGGTGCCGGTCATGTCGGGTTCCTCGTCGGGCGCGATGAGCGCCGCCGGCTGATGGTGCTGGGCGGGAACCAGTCCAATGCGGTGACGATCGCGCCTTTTGACCCTGCCCGGGTCTTGGGCTACCGTTGGCCCCCCAATACGGCGGTCCCTGCCGTCTCCGCGCTGCCGCTGCTTGCTTCCAACGGCGCGCCGGTCTCGGACAACGAAGCGTAGGAGATCAGCATGAACGGAGAGCAGATCGCGGGCATCGTCCGCGCCATCGTGGCTGCCATCGGTGGCTACCTCGTCGGCAAGGGCATCACCGACGCCGAGACCGTCGCCACCATCGCGGGTGCTGCGGCCACGGTCGCCGCCGCCGTGTGGTCGGTGCTGTCGAAGCGCAAGGGCGAGCCGCAGGCGTGACCCGGGCCTACCTCGGGGTCGGCCTCGCGCTCGCGCTGGCCGGCCTCGGGTGGTTCGGCTACCACAAGGCGCACCGGAGCGGCTATGAGGCCGGGTCGGCTGCGGTCAAGGCAGAGTGGCACCTCAAGCGCGCGCGGGCCGCAGAGGCTGCGAGGGCGGCTCTGGAGGCCGCTACCGCCCGACATCAGGAGGTTGAGCGTGGGTTGTCTGAGAAGCTGGATGCTGCCGATCGCCGCGGGCGCGACCTTGCTCGCCGGCTGCGCTACGCCCCCGCCGCCCCTGCCCTGCCCGCAACCTGCCACGCCGCCCCCGCGCCTGATGGTCCCGCCGGAAAGTCCAGCGACGAGGGGGGCGTTGGAGAAGCTCTTGCCGCCCATCTCTCCGCCTGTGAGCGAGACGCCGTCCGGTTCGCCGAGCTCCAAGGGTTGATCCGGTGAACAGCATCGGGTTGATGGCGCAGATCCGCCAGGTGCTGTTCCGCACCCGCGCCTACAAGCGGCTGTTCATGGCCCCGGGCAGCAACGACCTGTCCGAGGATGGCCGCATCGTGATGGCGCACCTGAAGCGGTTCGCCAAGCTCGGCAAGCCGCCGGCCACCCCCGGCGCGCAGGTGGACATGTTCCAGGTCGGTCGCATGGTCGGCCGGCAGGAGACGGTGCAGATGATTGTCGAGGCGCTGCACCTGGACGAACGAACCTTGACCAATCTGCAAGAGGATTTCCGTGATGAGTGACGATCAAGGGTCTGCATCCGCAGGCAACCCGACTGCCCCGGCAGCGGCTCCTGCATGGTACGCGCCGGAAGGTCTCGACCCCGCCACGACCGGCCAGCTCGGTGAGCTGGTGAGGGCGAAGGGGTGGAAGGGACCGGCTGACGCGCTCCTGTCCTACCAGAACCTCGAGAAGGTGTTCGGCGCCGACAAGGCCGGTCGCACCATCCTCGCGCCGAAGGGCGACGATGATGCGGACGGCTGGAACGCGCTCTACGCTCGGCTCGGCCGACCGGAGAGCCCCGACAAGTACGAGCTGCCGGTGCCGGAGGGCGATGACGGCTCGTTCGCCCAGTCGGTCGCCCCGGTGCTGCACCAGCTCGGGCTCACCGCCAAGCAGGCCAAGGGGTTGGCCGAGTGGTGGAACAGCGCCTCGACCCAGCGGATCACCGCAGCGGATGAGGCGTTCTCGACCCAATCTGAGGCCGAGTATGCGGCGCTCAAGGGCGAGTGGGGCGCGGCTGCTGCCCAGAACGAGGAGCTCGCCAAGCGGGCGGTGCTGAAGTTCAGCAAAGAGGCCGGGATCGACGAGGATACCTTCGACGCGATGGAGCGAGCCATGGGGACCGCCAAGCTGATGAAGCTGTTCCACGCGATCGGGGCGCAGTTCTCGGAGTCGGCATTCGTCTCGAGCGACACCCCGGCTGCCGGCGCGCTGACCCCGGCGCAGGCGCGGAACAAGCAGGCCGCGATGTTCGCCGACAAGGAGTTCATGGCCCGGTACATGCACCAGGACGAGCGGGTGCGCCAGAGCGCGATCGAGGAGATGATGCGGCTGACCCGGCTCGCCAACCCGGAGATGCCGGCGGAGTAGTTGCAAGCTCCGCAGAGTGTCAGTAGTATCCGGCTCGAGAGCCTTCATGTCGTTTGCCGGGAGGCACCCCCTCCCGGCTCTTTTCTGAAGGTCGGACAAGTCGCAAGACCCCGCTGACGACCGGAAAGACGGTCGCATGGCCCGAGCGGAACGGGCAAGGTCGGCCCCGGCGACGGACAAGCCATCCGAGAACATCATTCACTTGATTTCGGAGAGGCATCATGGCCGACAACATCGCATCCGTTTATGCCGTCCAGTACGGCACGAACATCTCGCTGCTCTTGCAGCAGAAGGGCTCCAAGCTGCGCCAGGCGGTGCAGACTGGCTCGTACAAGGGCAAGCAGTCCGAGGTCGTCACGCAGTACGGCGCCACCGCCGCGCGCGTGGTCTCGACCCGCTACCAGCCGATCGTCCCCGTCAACACCCCCAACAACCGTCGCTGGGTGTTCCCGGAGGACTACGACTGGGCCGACCTGATCGACAACTTCGACAAGCTCCGTCTCCTCGCCGACCCGCAGAGCGCCTACAGCCAGAACGGCCTGTACGCGATGGGCCGCGCCATGGACGACGTGATCCTGTCGGGCATCTTCGGCGCGAACAAGACGGGCGAGGCCGGTGGCACGACCACCAACTTCGACGCCACCAACCAGCAGGTCGCCGTCAACTACGCTGCCTCCGGCAACGTGGGTCTCACGGTGGACAAGCTGCGCGAGGCGCGCCGCATCCTGATGGAGAACGAGGTCGATCTCGACGCCGAGCCGGTCTACTGCGCCATCACGGCGGAGCAGCACGATGACCTCCTCGGTCAGCTGCAGGTCACGAATGCCGACTTCAACACCGGGATGCCGGTGCTGGTGGACGGCAAGGTGACCCGCTTCCTCGGGATCAACTTCATCCACATCGAGCGTCTCCCGCTGAGTTCGACCCACCGCCGCTGCCCTGTCTGGGTGCCGTCGGGTGTCCACCTCGGCATGTGGAACGACATCGTGTCCAACGTCACCCAGCGTCGTGACCTGTCTTCGCACCCCTTCCAGATCTATCTGATGGGGACCTTCGGTGCCACCCGCACCGAGGAAAAGAAGGTCGTCGACATCCTCTGCGCCGAGTAAGGGAGTAGACCATCATGGCTGTAGTCAATCTCAAGTCCACTCTCGTCACCAACGCGGACGCAGTCCCGGCGGTCCTCAACAACCCTCGTGTCGATGGCGGTTTCGAGCGCATCGAGGTCGCCACCGTGGCGATCACGGACACGGACAGCATCGCCTCGACGTACCGGATGTTCCGGCTCCCGTCGAACGCGGTGGTGACCGACCTCCGCATCTACTCGCCCGACATCGGCACCACGACCATCACCGACATCGGCCTGTACCGCACGGCCAAGGACGGTGGCGCGGTGGTCGATGCGAACTTCTTCGCCGACGCCCTGTCCCTCAAGGACGGTGCGCTCAACGGCGTGGACGTTCTGCACGAGGGCGGTGGTTTCTTCACCATCGCCAACTCGGGCAAGGAGCTGTGGGACGCCCTCGGCCTCACCGCCGATCCGGGCGTGTTCTACGACGTGACGCTCACGCTGACGGCGGCCGCTGACGCCACCGCCACCGTGAAGCTCATCGGTCGCTACACGGCGTAAGGCATAGGGGCGGGTCGGGCAACCGGCTCGCCCCTTCTTTCGGGAGACGAACATGGCAGACCGTTTCTACGGCATCGACCGCGGCCTTCAGGGCGTCCGCAATGTGACGGAGAGCGCATCCACGACCAGCCTCGATGTCGAGGTTCGGGTGGATCTCATCGGCATGAGCAAGCTCGAGGTGCTGCTCGCCATCGACACGCTCAAGGAAGCGATTACTCAGGATACTTGGCCGCCGGCCTGATAGCCGCGGGAGGCGCCCGTGGCTACCAGTGACGTTGCGATTGCCAATCTCGCGCTGACCAAGCTCGGCGATCTGCGGATCACCGCGCTCACGGACAACACCAAGCCCGCGCGCGAGATCAATGCCATCTACGGGATGCTGCGCGACAAGCTTCAGCGCACGTTCAACTGGCGCTTCTGCGTCAAGCGCGTGAGCCTCGCCGAGGATGTGGCGACCCCGGTGTTCGACTACTCGCGCCAGTACACCCTGCCGGCGGACTGCCTGCGGGTGCTTCAGATCAACGCCTACTACCCTGCGCCGGACCTGTCCGACCTCATCAGCAGCGGCGGCCAGGAGTATGTCATCGAGGCCGGCAAGATTTTGACCCGCAGCTCAGGTTCGCTGAATCTGCGCTACCTTGCCCGCATATCTGACCCGACCAAGTTCGACTCATCGTTCGACGATGCGTTCGCGGGCCTCCTCGCGTACAACCTCTGCGAGGCGCTCACCCAGTCTGACGCGAAGAAGAACGCCGCGCTGCGCGAGTACCGGTTGGCGCTCATGGATGCCATCCGTGCCAACGCCATCGAAAACCCGCCGGAGAGCATCGCCGATACGACTTGGCTGACCGTGAGGCTCTGATGCCAAACGTCAATCCAGCCATCGTCAACTTCAACGGAGGCGAGGTGGGTCCGCTCATGGGCGGGCGCACCGACTTCGAGAAGTACGCCTCGAGCGCGCACCGGATGCGGCGGTTCATCCCGACCGCGCAGGGTCCGGCGAAGCGGTGTCCCGGCACCAAGTACGTCCTGGAGACGCGCTACCCCGACAAGCGGGTGTGGCTGCAACGGTTTGAGTTCGCGTTCGACCAGGCCTATGTCATCGAGTTCGGTGACGAATACTGCCGCTTCTACACCGATCGCGGCGTGGTTCTGGAAAACCCCATAGATGTCTCTGGCATCACGCAGGCAAACCCCGGCGTGGTCACCTATGTCGGGGCGAACCCGTCGAACGGCGACTGGATGTATGTCTCGGGCGTGGCCGGCATGACTCAGGTCAATGGCCGCTACGTGAAGGTGACCAACGTCAATACGGGCGCAAAGACCTTCGAGCTCTACGACATCGACGGCGGCGTCATCGACACCACCAACTATGGCGCATACGCCGGCAACGGCGACCTCGAGCGCGTCTACACGATTGCCTCGCCCTACTCGGTGGATGACCTGTTCACCCCGGAGGGGACATCGGCGCTCTCAATCGCTCAGTCCGGCGACGTGCTGTATATCGGCTGCGAGGGCTATCAGCCGCGCACCCTCACCCGTTCGGGCAACACGAGCTGGGCATTCGCGGCCTACGCGCCGAGCGACGGCCCGTTCCAACGCGAGCCGGACACCAAGCTCGCATTCACCCTGAGCGGCACCACCGGCAACGTCACGGTGTCTGCCGGCGCGGCCATCTTCGACAATGACTCGGTCGGGATGCTGCTGCGGCTGCAACCCATCAACATCACCACGACCCAGTGGGAGACCGCCAAGACCATCACGGCGGGGAACATCCGCAAGTCGAGCGGCAAGTTCTATGAGGCGGTGAACAGCGCCACGACCGGCGCGGTGCGTCCGATCCATGAGGAGGGGCAGGACTACGACGGCAATGCCGGCGTCCTGTGGAAGTTCCTGCATCCCGGCTATGTGGTGCTGAAGATCACGGCGGTGACCAGCACGACACAGGTCGATGCCGACATCGTCGGCCCCGGTGTCGCGCCGACCGAGCTGCTCGGGTCGGCCTCCTGCTCCTACCGCATCGGCGCATGGGGCGAAGGCATGGGCGGGGCGTACCCGTACAAGACCGCGTTCTGGCGCGATCGGCTTTGGTGGGGCGGCGGGCAGAACGTCTATGCCTCGGTGGCCGGCGACTACGGCTCCCATGCGCCCGACACGTTCGGCGAGATCTTGGCCGACAACGCGCTCAACCTGACGCTCGCGGTCGGCAACGTCGACAAGGTGCGCTGGATGCGCCCGGGCAATGCCCTCATCGTCGGCACCGCTGGTGCGGAAATCGCCATCCGCGAGAACGTGACCACGGCGCCGCTCGGCCCGGAGAACGTGAAGTTCGACCTGCAGTCCGCGGAAGGGTCGATGGAGCTCGAGCCGGCGTTGGTTGAGGATGCGGTGCTGTTCGCGCGCGTCGGTGGCCGGCGCATCATGGAGCTGCGGTTCGACCTGCAGGTCGATGCGTGGGTGCCGCGGGACATGAGCGTCCTGTACCCGGAGATCACCCGGTCCGGCATCGTGGACATGGAGTACCAGAAGGAGCCGGATGACATCCTGTGGTGCGTCCTCGGTGACGGTCGGCTCATCGGCCTGACCTATGACCGCGAGCAGAACATCTACGGCTGGCACCAGCACCCCATCGCGGGACGGGATGCGAAGGTCGAGGCGGTGCAGATCATCCCCAGTCCCAACGGCGATCTCGACGATGTGTGGTTGGTCGTGTCTCGCGCCGTTGAGGGCGACATCCCCTATGAGCTCGCGCTCGAGGCCGGCGGCGACCTGCTGACCGAGGGCGAGGATCGGCTCGTCCTTGAAATCGACGTGAACAAGACCCGGCGGTTCATCGAATACATCGGCCAGTCCATTGAGGAGGGCGAGGACATCCAAGGTGCGGGCTACCTCGACGCATCGCTGGAGTTCAACCCGGTGATTGCTGCGGATCTGTTCCTGGCGAACGGGTACCAGACCACCGGCAGCACCAACGTGCTGTTCACGGTGACCTCGAGCATCGAAATCGCGAGCGAGGCGGACGAGTTCATCACCGCTGAGAACGGCGATCTCATCGTGGTGAATGACCCGGTGTTTGTGCCGAGCGATGTCAACCGCGAGGTGGTGCATCGGTACTACGATGCGGATGCCGAGCTCTGGCGCACCGCCCGCGCGCGCATCACGACCTACATCGACCAAGAGAGCGTGCTGACCACCATCATCGCGGCATTCCCGAATGATGATGTCCCGTTCAACGAGTGGCGCATGACCGCGACCTCCCTGCGGGGCATGTACCACCTCGAGGGCGAGACGGTGTCGGCGCTGGCTGACGGGCAGGAGGTGACCGGGCTGCTGGTCACGGACGGGACGGTGACGCTGCCGTTCGCCGCCTCGCGCGCGACGGTCGGCTACCCCTACACCTCGACGCTGGCGACCCAGCGGTTGGAGGCCGGGGCGTCGATCGGCACGGCGCAGGCCAAGATCAAGCGCATCCACAAGATCGGGCTGCGGCTCTATGCGAGTCTCGGCGGCAAGGTCGGCCCGAGCCGGACCAACCTCGATCTCATCCAGTACCGCACGACCACCGACCTGATGGACGAGGTGCCTCCGCTCCTGACCGGGGACACCGACGTGTTCGCCTTCTCGGGCGGGTACGAGACGGACGGGCGCATCTGGGTGGTGGCCGACCAGCCGCTGCCCATGACCGTCATCGCGCTGTACCCAGAGATGGAGACGCAAGGATGAGCGTCGAGGTGCGGCCATTCGTCCCTGCCGACCTCAAGGAGCTGCGCCTACAACCGTCGCAGGAGTTCCTGGCAGCGTTCGTGGGGCGACCCGGGTATGGGCAGGAGCTGGTCGATGCCGGCCCCTGTTACACCGCCAGAAGCGGCGGCAGGATCGTTTGCTGCGCCGGGGTGGTGAACCTGTGGGAGGGGCGGGCGTCGGCGTGGGCGCTGCTCTCTGCGGATGCGGGGCGGTGCATGACCGCGCTGCACCGGGCGGTGGTGGAGTTCCTCGACGGCTGCGAGATCGAACGGGTGGAGGCGTATGTGGTGCCGGACTTTATGCCCGGACACCGTTGGGCCAGAATGCTCGGGTTCCAGCATGAGGGGCGCCTGCGGGCGTTCCAGCGGGGTCAAGACATGGACATGTATGCGAGGGTGAGCTGATGGCAGATCCGATCACCATAGCCGCAATCGTCGCCGCTTCCGCAGCCGCAGGGTCATCCCTGATGGCGACCGGGCAGCAGCGGGCCGTGGGCGCGGCTCAGGCGCGCGCGCTCGAGACCCAAGCCGGGGTCGCCCGCCAACAGGCCGGGTTGCAGGAGGAGGCGCTCCGGCGCGACACCCGCCGCCAGTTCGGTGAGCTGCGGGCGGCCGGCGCACAGGCGGGCCTGACCGAGTCGGTGACCTTCGGGGATGTCTACAAGCAGGCCGCGACCGCAGCCGAGCTCGACGCCCTGTCGCTAGCCTATCAGGGCGAGACTGAGGCCGGGAGCCTCCTGACCGAGGCGCGCATCACCCGGGCGGCACGCCCGACGTGGGTGCAGGGTATCCTGCAGGCCGCGGCTGCGGGCGGGTCTGCCTATGCCGCGACCGGCGGCACCTTCGGCGGCGGTAGGGCCGGCGGCGGCTCGCTGAAAGGCACCACCCCGATGACCAAGCGGTACACCCCGATGTCCCCGACCGGGCCGCGGTTCGCATAGGTGACCCATGGCGAAGCTTGAGTTCTACCGTCAGCAGGTCGTTCCGCGCATCTCGACCCCGAGCGCGCGCGGGCTTGCGGCTGTCGGCACTCAGGCTGCGGAGACCGCAGAGGCGGTCGCGCGCGGGGCGCAGGCGTTCGGGCAGCTCGCCGCCGATCTCGACCAGCTGCGGGTGGAGGATGCATACAACAAGCTGCGGGATCGCCAGACCGACCTGATGATGAACCCTGAGACCGGGTTCACGTCGAAGCGGGCCGGCGATGCGGTGGACCCCATGTTCATCCAGCGGTACTCGGGGGACTTCGACAAGGCCATCGATGAGATCGCCAACGCCCTGCCCAACAACCGGCAGCAGGATTTGTTCCGTCGCCGCGCCGGCATGGCGAAGGCGGAATACAGCGATTCGCTGATGCGGCATGTCCTGCGCGAGACCGACCAGTACCGCGACAATGTCTACAAGGGCGCGGTCGCCACCGAGACGAACCAAGCCGCGCTCAACTGGCGCGACCCGGCGAAGATTGCCGACTCCATCGGGCGCATCGCCGCGAACACCGCGCTCTGGGCCGACCGCGCCGGCATCACCGGGGATGCGCTCCTGGCGACCCAGATGGACAACCTAGCCACCCTGCACTCGACCGTGGTCAATGCCGCGCTCGATGCCGGCGATGTGGAGTATGCGGCGAAGTATCTCGACGCCAACAAGGCATCCATCCGTGCCGACCGACTGGTCGATCTTGAGGGCAAGGTCGCTGCGGAGACAGACCTGCGCGCCTCCGCCCGCATTGCGGATGATGTCATCGCCAAGTTCAAGGGCCGCATCCCGAGCGAGACCGAGGTGCGCCAGGCGGTGCGCGAGATTGCCGGCGACAACGTGAAGGTGCGCGATGCTGCGACCGATGAGGCATTGGCGCAGGTCGGGTCGATGCTGCGCGATCGCGAGCGGCAGCAGCAGGAAGTCATGGCTGCGGTCTACGGCAGGCTGGATGCGAACGGCGGCAACCTCGCCGCGCTGCCGGCCTCGCTGCGGGCAGCGATTCCCGGCGACAAGATTGGTGCGGTCCGAAACTACGCGAACGGGTTGCGCGGCGGCGGCAAGGTTGAGACCGACATGGAGGTCTACTACAAGTTGCGGATCAATCCGTCGCTGCTGAAGGAGACCAACCTGCTGTCGCTGCGGAACGTCCTCGAGGACACCGAGTTCAAGGAGTTGGCGCGGCTGCAGGCAGATTTGACGAACGCGCCGGAGGTGGCGCAGACCGAGATCCAGACCACGACGCAGCGCATGAACACGCGATTCGCCGAGATGGGGATCACCCCAGACCCGAGGCCGGGGACCGACATGGCGAAGCGTGTTGCCAAGGCATGGTCCATCTTGGGGACCAACATCGCGGATGCGGAGCGGGCGGCTGGCCGCAAGCTGACACCGGAGCAGCGGAACGCGGAAATCGACCGGCTGTTCGCTAGCGTTGAGGTCCGTAGCGGGCTGTTCGGCACCGATGAGGTGGCCCTGTTTGAGGTCAAGCCGGGGCAGGACATCGTGACCGTGGCGGTGCCTGACTTCGACCGCCGGCAGATTACCAATGCGCTGCGAGCCGCCGGCAAGCCGGTAACCGAGCAGAACATCCAGTATTACTTCCAGAAAGCGCAGGGGCTCGTGAAGTGACGGATTACCGCCGACTGGTGGAGGAGGAGAACCCGTACCTCGACTTGGTGCGCCAAGGCCAGAACGAATCGCTGCGCTCGGCGATGTACGGCGCGGCGCAGTCCACCCCGGATGTCGAGGCCGACATCCGCAAGCTCGCCGAGAAGGTCAATGTGCCTGTCGATACCGTGCGGATCGACCGCAAGGAGATTGAGCGTCAAGCCATCCTCGGCGAGGTGGACTATGACGGGCTGATCAAGGATTCGCCTGTCACCGCGAATTTCCTCGCGGAGCAGGCCGATGTCGCGCGCGACGATGTCAGCGTGCTGACCCGTATCGACCGGACGTTCCGTGCGATCGGGCAGGGGTGGAAGCAGGGTTCCGTCCAAGATCGGGTGGAGCCGCTGAATTGGCGCTGGCTGTCCGGTGAGATCCTCTCGCCGTCCGAGCAGGAGGAGCGGCGCAAGCTGCTCGGCGAGATGCAGGCGCTGGGCAAGACCGCAGAGCGCGGCGACAACCCGATTGCGTGGTTCCTCGGGGAGACCGGCTACACCGGACGCCAATTGGTGTCCTCGGTGCGCGAAGGCACCAAGGGCGCGATTCCCGGCGCGGTGGCCGGTGCCGGCGCGGCGGCGCTCCTCGGCCAGTTGGGTCCGCAGGTGGCGCTGCCGGAGGAGATCCTCACAGTCCCTGGCGGGTTCTTCTTCGGTGGCCGCACCGGGTTCATCACCGCCACGACGGTCTACAACTACAAGGCCGAGGCCGGGTTCGCGTTCGCCGAGTACGAGCAGATGCGGGACCAGTCCGGCCAGCTGCTCGACCCTGCGGTCGCGCGCGGAGCCGCGGCTGCGGCGGGTCTGCTGAACGCCGGCCTTGAGACGGTCGGCGACCTCGCGCTCGCCAAGATGATTCCGGGGCTCGACCGACTGCTCGGCGCCGGTTCGCGTGAGGCCATCAAGACCCTGCTGGCGCGCCCGACCTTCCGCAATGCCATCGCGCAGGCGGGCAAGAAGTGGCTAGCGGCCTCGAGCGTTGAGGGCGTCACCGAGTCGCTGCAAGAGCTTGGGGTCATCCTCGGGCGCGAGTTGGCGCAGGGCGTTAGCGGGCAGGAGTTCGCACCGGATGCGGCAGGCACCGACGTGATGCGGGTGCTGGAGTCCGGCGCGGCGGGGTTTGCCGGCGGTGCCGGCGTCGGCCTGCCGGGTGCCGCGATCTCCACGGTCAGCAACGTGCGGGAGGTCCGCAAGGCCAACCAGACCCAGCAGTTCATGCAGGCGCTCGGCGAGGCGGCCGGCGAGTCGAAACTCCGCGAGCGGCTGCCGCAGGTGTTTCAGGACTATGTCGCCCGCATTCGCGAGCAGGGTCCGGTTGAGAATGTCTTCATCCCCGCCGATCAGTTCACCCAGTATTGGCAGAGCCAGAACGTCGACCCAGAGCAGGTCGCCAATGAGGTCGGCGCGACCAACTACACCGAGGCGGTCGCCACCGGCAGCGACGTGGTCATCCCCATCGAAGCCTACGCGACCCGGCTCGCCCCGACCCCGCACCACAGCGGCCTGATGAAGGACGTCCGGTTGGCGCAGGGCGACCTAACCATCCGGGAGGTAGAGGCGCTCGAGGCCCGCCGCAAGGAGGTTGAGGCCGAGATCCAGACCATGATGGAGCAGGAGGGGGTGGAGGCCGAGACCCCCGCCATCGAACAGGTGAAGCAGGAGGTCCTAGGGCAGCTTCTGGGGCGATTCGACAGGGCGACCGCAGACAACTATGCCACCCTCTATGCGCGGGCTATAAACAGTCTGGCGCAGCGTGGCGGCATGGACCCGATGGAGCTGCACCGCCAGTACGGGCTGGAGGTGGTCACCCCGCTGCCGGACATCCTGCAGGCCCGGGCCGGGGTGGACACCGCGCTCGACCCCCTCATCGATCGGCTCCGCAGCGGCGACATCCCGAGCCGGCGGGAAATCTACGGCAAGTCCCTGGCCGAGTTCCTGCGCGAGCGGGGCGGGGTGCAGGATCAGGGCGGCGAGCTCGGCGCCCGCGATGCCAAGCTCTGGGACCGCGACAACCGCCGGGTCGGCGAGAAGGCGCTAGTGTCCGAGACCGGCATGACGTTCGACGAGGCCCGCGAGCTCGCGCTCGAGGCCGGGTTCGATGTCGGCGAGACCGAGCAGACCTTCCTCGACGCCATGGACCGGGAGTTCCGCGGTGAGGGCGTGTTCATGCCCGGGAAGGAGCGGGCGGACCTGGCCGAGCTTGCCGACGCGCTCGAGGGGCTGGAGCAGTTCCTCGGGCAGCAGGGCATCGACGTCACGACCACCGACAACGCGACCGTCAAGGCGCTGAT